TACCCTATCTCAATCCATATCAGATGAGAATGACTTAGTCGTCTTTAATGGTGGTGTATTCCAAAACCAATCAGCCTACTCCGTATCAGGAACAACCTTAACCTTTGATACAGCTCCTGCTAATGGCAATACAGTTGTTGTTTACTCTGTAGCCTCAGCAGTCTCAGGCAATAATCTAAACCTAGACCAGTTCACTGGAGACGGAAGTACCACAGGATTCACGCTTTCGATAAATCCTGTCAATGAAAACAACACACAAGTATTTATTGATGGTGTTTATCAGCAGAAAGACGGATACACAACCTCTGGCACTACATTAACCTTCGACACTGCTCCACCAAACACAGCAACGATAGAGGTAATGACCTTTACGCAAACAGACATCAACACAGCAACGATACTAAAAGACGCTGACGAGGACACCAAAGTACAAGTCGAAGAATCTGCTGACGAAGATATCATAAGATTCGATACTGCTGGTACTGAGAGAATGGTGATTAATAGCTCTGGCGTAGATGTAACAGGTACAGTAACTGCTGATGGGCTGACTGTTGAACCTACAGCAGCTACAGGATTAACTTATGCTGCTGATGGCACTAATAGTTATATTAATTTTGAAGCTGACTCTGTAGCAGCTTCAGTCCAATTATATTCAGGTCAATCATCAGGTGGTTATTTTTCTATTGGAGCAAAAGATAGTGGTGGTACTTTAGCAGAAAGAATGAGAGTTACATCAACTGGCGTAGGTATAGGTACGAGTAGTCCTAATTCGCTTTTAAATGTTGATAAGGCACAAGCGGCTGAAACTATTTTTCGTGTAAGTAACACATCAACTTCTGCTGGTTCAGGTGCTAAGATGACTGCTGAAGGTCCTTCTAATAAGTCTATAGATGTTGGTATCCGAAGCGTTAATGATTCAACATATGGAGCACTTGATGCTGAAAGTGGATATGTTTGGTATGATGGCTCTACTTCGTTAGTGATTGGTGCAACCAACGCTGCGGGTATTATCAAGTTTAATACTGGTGGCATTTCAGAACGCATGAGAATCTTGTCCTCTGGTGGCATAACATTCAACGGAGACACATCATCAGCTAATGCTCTTGACGATTATGAGGAAGGGACTTGGACTCCAGCTTTAACAGCAAATAGTGCAGTAACTTATACGTATCAATATGGTATTTATACAAAAATTGGCAATATGGTGATTGCTAAATGTTTTATTCAAATGAGTGCGTGGACTGGCACAGGTGATTCAGTAAATATATCTGGGCTTCCTTTTACTTCAAATTCTAGCTGGGCAATCTATGGAGCTACTAGCTTGTTGATTGATAATTTGACGTCTGATGTAAACGCTCTTTTTGTTCAACTTCAGCCCTCTAACACTCAAGCTACTATTCTAGCTAATTGTGGAAGAACTGGCTCCCATTATGGGTTGGCAGGTAGTCAAATGTCAGCTAGCTCGGCAGTTAGAGGAACAATAATTTATCAAACTTAATTATCTCAAGTGGATTCTTGAGACGGACATAGGAGAAAAAAATGGCAATAACAAAAGAAATAACAGTAGATAAAATAGAAGTCGTTGGAGACTACAAGGCAGTACAGGTCAGAACTGCGACAATCATCAAAGAAGATGGCGTAGAACTGACACGCTCATTCCATCGTCATGTATTACAATGTAGTACAAAGACTGATGGTACATGGGGAGACACTGACATCTCAGGTGAGTCTGCTGATGTACAAGCTGTGTGCAATGGTGTCTGGACAGACGAGGTTAAGTCTGCTTACCAAACCCATATGGACAGTCAAAACAATTTAGGTGAATAATGGCTAAAACAATAGTACCCATAGAACTATCCAGCACTCCCAGCATCGTAGATAATGGGACCGCCACAGCGATTACGATTGATTCCAGCCAGAACGTGGGGATTGGTACTGGTAGTCCGTCAAACAGGCTTCATGTACAAACGTCTAGCTCAGGAGCAACTCCGTTTTCTTCGTCTCCATTGGTTATTGAGCGTAGTGACGTAAACCTTATTAGCATGTTAAGTGCTAATGATACTGACCAAGGCATTTTGTTTGGCGATGTTGCTGATAATGACATAGGCGGTTTGTTTTATCTTCATGCGTCTAATGCAATGACATTTAGAACAAATACTTCAGAACGCATGCGTATTCAGTCAAATGGTGAGGTTGAAATTAGTAGTATAGGGAATACGTCAGGAGCAAGACTTAATATTGGCTCAGATGCTAATAATGCTTTTGTAAGGTCGTATGATACAGCAGCAGGAATTATTATTGGGACAGCAAATGCACATCCTGTAAAATTTATGTCCAACAGTTCAGAACGCATGAGAATAGACTCATCAGGCAACTTGTTGGTGGGACGCACGTCAACAGGTTCTACAGGAAACGGGCATACCATTCGTGGCGGAGATAGTGCGATATTCAGTCGGGATGCCGCTGGTGAAACTATGCAAGTTTGCAGAAATGCGTCAGCAGGAGACCTTGTTCGCTTTTATTGCAATGGTGTTGATAAAGGTTCTATAGATTTTGATGGTAGTAACACAATTTCTTACACATCCAGTTCAGACTACAGACTTAAAGAAAATGTAACTTATGATTGGGATGCTACAACCAGACTCAAGCAACTTAAACCTGCGAGATTTAATTTCATATCTAATGCAGATGTAATTTTCGATGGCTTTCTAGCCCACGAAGTAAGTAGCATTGTTCCTGAAGCTATTACAGGCGAGAAGGATGAGATGCAAACAGAAGAATACGAAGTAACACCTGCTGTATTAGATGATGATGGTAATGTCGTAACTGAAGCAGTCATGGGTACTAGGGAAGTTCCTAAATATCAAGGCATTGACCAAAGCAAGTTAGTTCCTTTATTGGTCAAAACCATACAAGAACTAGAAGCAAGAATAACAGCATTAGAGGGTAACTAATATGGCATTAACAAAAGTAACAAGTGGTCTTATAAGTGCAGATGCGTCAAGCGTTGACCTCAACATAGACGCTGGTACTCTCTATATAGACGCAACGAATAATAGGGTTGGGATTGGAACGACTAGTCCTTCAAGACTTTTAGAAACTGTAGCAACTAATGCAGGTGCAGATATTACTGCTTTACAAGTTCGTAATAATGATTCATCAACATCTACATCTACATCAATAAGATTTGTAAACTCTACTTCTGGAACATCAACAGCAGGTGGTTCTGAAATAACATCTATAAGAAATTCTAACGATGGTGGTAGTTTAGTTTTTAAAACAGCAACAGACAGTACAGCATCTCTTGGTGAGCGAGCCAGAATAGACTCATCAGGCAACTTGTTATTCTCTAATGCAGATACAGTAATAGGCTCTAATACTAGTGATGGTTCGGACAATCAAGCATTATATCTTTGTGGCGGTGGTAATCAAACCGCAGGAAGAGGTGCAAATCTAAGATTACATGGTAATGAAGATAGTCCAGCAGGTGATGCTGTGCTTTTTTCAGGTTCAGCAGCAGGTTCAGATATTTTATTAAGTGCTTACAGTTCAACATCAACAATTCAATTTGCTACTAATGGTGGCTTAGAAAGAATGCGTATTGATAGTTCAGGCAACTTGTTGGTGGGGACTACGACTGCTTATGGATTGTTAGCTGTAGATGCAGGTTCAGGATTTTCTTCTTCTGGTGTTATAGCTAGATTCTTAGGAACATCAGGCAATAGTTTATTAATCAGAGGTGATGGTGATGCAGAAAATACAAATGGTAATTATAGTGCTATTTCTGATGAAAAACTAAAACAAGATATTACTGATGCTGGGTCACAATGGGATGATATTAAAAATCTTAGAGTTAGAAACTATAAGTTAAAATCTCATGTTGAAACTTATGGCGATGATGCACCTATTTACATTGGCGTTATAGCACAAGAAGCTGAATTAGTTACACCAAATCTTGTTAAAAATAATCCAGACCTAGATGAAGAACAAAATGATTTAGGTACAGTAACCAAATCTTTTAAATACTCAATTTTATACATGAAAGCAGTTAAGGCATTGCAAGAAGCCATGACAAGGATTGAAGATTTAGAAGCAAGAATAACAGCATTAGAAAACACATAGGAGTAAATATGTCAGAAACAGCAAGAGTAGTTAATATTGATGGTAAAGATTACAAAGAGGATGATTTATCAGATAGTCAGAAGTATCTCATAAATCAAATCAACGACTGTCAAGCTCAAGCGAATCAGTTAAGATTCAAACACGAACAAATCCTCAAGGCTCAAAACGCATTTACGCAGGAGCTTATTGAAACATTGGAGAAAAAAGATGGATAAAGTAATATTCTTAATAAACCTAATACCTGATATCGTTATGGCGTGTTCTATTATTTGCGCCATGACACCAACGCCTAAAGATGATGAATTGTTATCAAAGGCTTACAAAATACTTGAAATCTTTGCAATTAATATCGGCAAGGCAAAAATGCCAAGCAAGTAATGTGATATAATTTATCATTGAGGTAATATAAATGGCAGACGCAACAACAACTAATTATTCGCTAACAAAACCTGAAGTCGGTGCATCTAATGACACTTGGGGGGATAAGTTAAATGATAACTTTGACGATATCGACTCTCTCTTGGGTGGCGGTACTGCTGTTGCTGGTATTAATATTACTAGTGGTACTATATCTGGTATCACGGACCTAGCCGTTGCAGATGGTGGTACTGGTGCTTCGACTGCTTCTGGAGCAAGGACTAATCTTGGATTAGCTATCGGAACCAATGTACAAGCGTATGATGCACAGCTTACTGATATTGCAGGATTAACTCCTAGTGATAGTTATTTTATAGTCGGTAATGGTTCTAATTTTGTTACAGAGTCTGGCTCTACAGCACGCTCATCTTTAGGTCTAGGAAGCATCGCAACACAAAATAGTAACTCTGTATCCATTACAGGTGGCTCAATGAGCGGAGTTGCTTTATCAAGTTGCTCTGGAAGCATATCTCAGTTCACTAACAATTCAGGTTACGTTACATCATCAGGAGTAACATCCATAACAATAGGTAATGGACTTACAGGCGGAACTATTACTTCTACTGGAACAATTCAAATGTCAGGTTCTTATAGTGGAACATTTGCAGTTACTGGAGCTATCACAGCAACAAGCAATATTTCAACATCAGGAGGCGATATTACAGCTTCAGGCAATATTACAGCAACAGGCGATATTACTGCTTTTTCTTCATCTGACGAAAGACTTAAAGACAACAAAAAAGTTATTAAAAATTCACTAGACAAAGTACATCAAATGTCAGGTTACGAATTTGACTGGAACGACAAGCAAGATGTGCATACAGGTCATGATATTGGAGTCATAGCGCAAGAAGTCGAAAAAGTATTACCTGAAATAGTAACCACTAGAGACAACGGCTATAAAGCTGTTAAATATGAAAAACTTGTAGCTGTACTAATCGAAGCAGTTAAGGAATTATCAGAGAAAGTTAAAAAACTTGAGGAGAGCTAATGGCTGTTAAGAGTGCAGGCTCATCATTATCATTTGCTACAGATATAGTAGGTGAATTTGGAGGCACAGCTCCTCACAGTTTGAGTGAATACATTAGAGGTGGCTCTTTAGTTCCAGATGTAACAGCTAACAACGCTATTCCTACAACAACATCAAATATATCTTTTAGTGATTTTTACAGTACGGTAAACATTTCCGAAATAGAAACTGCTCTTGATGGCGGTAATATTACTATGGATGATTACGAAATAGGAAGTTCAGGTCCTATTTCAACTGCACGTTTATATTTTGATGCAACATCCGATGGAACAAATACATATCTTAAAGTAAGAGGGTTAGGAGACGAAGGGGGAACCTATCAATTAACTGTTGGCGGTACTAATGCTGTACCAAGTTATTCAGGAACGGGTGATACGATTTATCAACTTTCTAATGCTTCTAATTTTTATGTTAAATATGCTTCCTCTATTACTTTAAATAATGGAACAGGTAATACAAGTATTGATACATCAGGTGGGTTGACCACTTCCTATTCAACAACAACTTCAGATAGAACGGTTTATTTCCAAGCAGATGCAAATGCACCTTCTGGCGGTAACCAATACAAAGACGCTCATTATTCAGTAACTTTTTATTTTAGCTCAGACGGTGTAAGTGATGACTTTTCTGTTTCTTACAGCGTACAAGTTTATGCTGAGTCAGATACACCATAGGAAATAGCATGGCACTTGTACCTATACAATTACCTGCTGGAGTCTACCGAAACGGAACGGACCTACAAAGCTCTAATCGTTGGCGTGATGCTAACTTAGTACGCTGGGTAAACAACACCATGAGACCGATAGGCGGATGGCAACAAAAAAGCGACACTGCTTCTGCTGCTAAAGTTAGAGGTATGTTAGCTTGGACAGATAATTCTGGTGATAGATGGGTAGCGTTAGGAACCTATAATAAACTTTATGTTTATAATGTTTCAGGAGTTCAATACGACATCACACCAACTGGATTTACAGCAGGACAAGAAAGTACCACTGAAGAATTTGGATTCGGTACTGGATTCTATGGTTACGAATACTACGGACAGCCAAGAGCTGAAGATTCAACACCAGCATTAGCTACCACATGGTCATTAGATAACTGGGGAGAGTACTTAGTTGGATGCACAAGGGATGACGGCAAGATATACGAATGGCAGTTAAATACAGGAACGCCAGCAGCTGTTGTTACAAACGCACCTACTAATAATGAAGCTATCGTAGTTACAGAAGAAAGGTTCTTATTTGCTCTCGGAGCAGGTGGCAATCCTAGAAAAGTACAATGGTGCGATAGAGAAAACAATACATTATGGACACCAGCAGCTACTAACGAAGCAGGTGATATTGAATTAGAGACATCAGGCAAGATTATGTGTGGTGTTAAGACAGAAGGTGAGACGCTGATTCTTACAACCAACGATGCTCATGTAGCCAGATATCAAGGACCGCCATACGTCTACGGATTTCAGAAAGTAGGAACATCATGCGGTATCGTGTCACAAAAAGCCTATGCAAACACAGATTTAGGCGTAGTTTGGATGGGCAAGAAGTCATTCTTTTATTATTCAGGAGGTCAAGTCAATAAACTGCCATGTGATGTCAATGATTACATCTTTAGTGATATTAATACTAACGAATACGCTAAATGCTGGGGAGTCACTAACGGAAGATACGGAGAGGTATGGTTCTTTTACTGCTCTAACGCATCAAATGAAATAGACCGATACGTTACTTACAACTATGCAGAAAAAACATGGGCTATCGGTCAATTAGACAGGACATCAGGTGTCGATGCAGGCTCATTTGAACAACCATTATGGGCAAAGGCATCAGACAATCATTTTTACGAGCATGAGACAGGATTTAACTACGACTCTGTATCTCCATTTGCAGAAAGCGGACCATTAGCGATTGGTGCAGGAGATAACGTAACTTCAGTAACACAACTGATACCTGATGAAAGGACACAAGGCGAAGTCACAACTACCTTCAAGACAAGATTCTATCCAAATGATACCGAGCGTTCATACGGACCTTATACCATGACTAATCCAACAGATGTAAGATTTACTGGCAGACAATTCAGGATGCGAGTAACAGGCTCAGTGCTAGGTGATTGGAGAGTCGGAATTATAAGACTTGATATGGTAGCTGGTGGCAGAAGGTGATTGAGTTACCACCAAGCCCGACAGATAACAAATGGCAAACATACGTTCAACGCCTAAGTCGTTATCTTGTTAGAACGAAAGATAAGTTAACTCAAAAAACGCAAGACGAAGTAGCATCAGACGATGGTGTCATTCTTTGGGATAGAGAAAACAAATACCCAGTCGTTTCTAGGGACGGCGTTTATAAACAAATAATTCTTGAGGATGGTCATGCATATTTATCTCGCTCTACTAATGTTACCGCTGCTTCTGCTAACACTGCTTACGCAATACAATACGATTCCCCTAGTAACGCTGTGGGAATATCTCTCGATGGCACGGATGCGACTAAGATTGTATTTGCTGAAGCTGGAGAATATCTACTTAACTTTTCGGCTCAGATGTCAACATCGACATCAAGCTCAGTAAACTTTTATTTTTGGGCTAGAATCAATGGAACAGATGTACCAAAATCAACAATGTTCAATTCATTAAAACAAAATAGCACTACCCTCGTAGTTTCAAGAAGTGCTATATTTGAACTAGAAGCTAACGATTACATGCAAGCTATGTGGGCAGTAGACGACACAACAGGAATATTAGATGCAACAACAGCAACAGCATTCGCACCAGCCTCGCCAGCAACCACTCTATCAATCGCACGAATACACGGTTAAAGAGTTTACACGATGCCAGCAATGGATGGAAAATGCTTTATCATATTCTGGGGATACGCATGAAATTATTGATGTATTTCATGCTATAATCAGGGGTGATATGCAACTATGGGCTGCTGAACAAGGATGTTTGGTAACGGAAATTATAGTTTATCCACGCAAAAAAGTTTTACATATCTTTCTTGCAGGTGGAAAACTAGAATGTTTAACCGATATGCACAATGATGTCATAGAATGGGCTAAGTTGCAAGGATGTAGTGCTTTGTCTTTATCTGGAAGGATGGGATGGAAAAAAGCCTTAGAAAGGTTTGATTGGAAACCTGCATTTTTAACATTAGTAAAAGAGTTTTAATATGAGTTCAAGAGGTGGAAAAGGCGGTAGCACAACAACATCAGTATCTGCTCCGCAATATATGGATGTAGGAGCGCAAAACCTACTTAGGCGTGGTGAAGATATATCAAGATTAGGCTATATGCCTTATTACGGTCCTGATGTAGCAGCTTTTACTCCAATGCAAACAGCATCTATGCAAAATGTAGCCAATCAAGCATCTGCATTTGGTTTACTAGCTCCTACAGATGTAATGGCAGGTATGCCACAAGCAATAGACTACGGCATGGTATCAGGTTACTCATCAGGTGATTTATACGATATGGCTATGAGAGAACTAGCTCAAAGAAGACCAGAGCAATACCAAGCAATATCAAGACAGTTTACTGGTATGCCTGATTATAGACCCGCAGGACCACCTTTAATTTCACCAAAAGAAATTTATGATGGTAATGTTCCTGATTTAAGTAATACAGGAAGTCCTTATAAGAGACAAAGCAAACGTGGGGTAATGAGGTAATGGCAACTTCTGTAGGGCAAAGAATTCAAGCTGCTTCTGGTCCTAGACCCAATATGAATATAACAGGAGAAGGACCTGTTCAACAACAAGGTTTAGCTGGTGCAGGAAATATAATGGCTCAAGCAAGGCAAGGATTTGCTCAAGCGCAAGGAATGCCAGCGCAAAAACCCAATCAAATGCCAGCAGGCACGCCACCACCGCAAGGAATAGCAATGGCTCCTCAGCAAGGAGCAGGTCAACAGCCTTTTAATATACAGCAAGCAGTTGCTCAAGGGTTACAAGCAGCAGGTTTAGGAACAGCTGCTAATTTAGGATTTCAGCCGCAACAAATTACACCTACTAGCTTTCAAGCAGCTCAAACAGGTCAAGTTGCTCCATTGCAAGCTCAACAAGTACAAGCAGGACAATTAGGCACAACTTCTTTAAGTCCTTACATGAATCCTTACGAATCACAAGTTGTTGGTCAAACTCTTTCTGATTTAGAAAGGTCTAGGCAAATGCAACAAAACTTACTAGGCGCACAAGCAACAGCAGCTGGTGCTTTTGGTGGTTCAAGACAAGGAATAGCTGAAGCAGAAACCAATAGAGCTTTTGCAGAGCAAGCAGCTAGAACTGCTGGTCAATTAAGACAAGCAGGATTTACACAAGCACAACAAGCAGCGCAACAAGATATTGCATCTCGTATGCAAGCAGCTTTAGCTAACCAGCAAGCTGGATTGCAAGCTGGTATGACATCAGCTCAGTTACAACAACAAGCTAACCTAGCTAACCAACAAGCAATGCAACAAGCAGGAATGTTTGGTGCAGAAGCTGGTATGGAAGCTCAAAGATTAAATCAATTAGCTGGTTTACAAGGTGCACAACAAAGATTAGGAGCAGCTGGTCAATTAGCTGACATAGCTAATTTAGGATTTGGTATTGGCAGACAAGCAAATCTTGATTTGGCACAACAAGGCATGATGCAACAAATGATGCAACAAGCATTAATTGATGCAGGCAAACAGCAATACGCAGGTTTTCAAGGTGCGCCACAGCAAGCATTGAATCAACAAATATCAGCTTTACAAGGTGCAAATTTAGGACAGCAAACACAAACTGGAACGTTTAATCCAGGTCTGTTTAATTACTTACAACTAGGTGCAAGTATATTTGGTGGTGGAAATACTAGCTTTCCTCAATATGCTGGCAAAGCTTTAGGTGGTAGTGGAGCTAAGGTAGGATAATTATTTATGGCTAATGGATTATTAAATCAAGAGCTTCAACTTAGACAACCAAGATATTTTGGAGAACCGCCTGTAACCCCAGAAAACATTGGTGCAAAAATTGGTGGATTATTTAGTTGGCTTGGACCAAATCCAGAAATTAAAAAAATCATGGATGATGAAGGCGTTTCTGCTATGGAAGCAAGGAGAATTCTAGAAGAAAGACAACAAAGAGCGCAGTCACAAATTATTTCTCCAGAAATTCAATCAGCTTTAGAAGCAGAAAGTGCAAGACAAGAAAGAGAATATGAGAGAGGATTATTAACAGGTCGTACTATTGATGAATCTGGAAATGTTATTGGCATACGATTACCTATGACAACAGGTGTTGAATTTGCAACACCTCAGCCAACACCTGAGCCAACACAAGAGACCTTATTAAATGTAGGACCGCCAGCACCTATGGAACAAATTGGACCACCAGCACCATTGTTAGAAGTTCCAATGGGCAAACCTACAATGACACAAAAAAGTGATAGATTTGTTGGTCCTTTAGCTCCTGAAGAACCACAATCATTAGGTCAAAGAGCAAGGGGTTTATTATCTGGTATAGGAAACTTGATGGGAGTTGGACAGCCAGATTTTAGAGATAGATTAGTTATTGGCTTAGGTTCTATGACAATGCAACCTAATAATCCATTAACACAGCAAGCTATGGCTAATATTCAAGCAAGAAGACAACAAGCAGCAACTCAAGAAGCTTATGAAAGACAACGTTCATCAGCTTTAGAAGAATTCCAAAGACAAGCTCAGCTAGAAAGAGAGCTTCAAGCACAAAGAATTGAGTCAGCAGAAACTATAGCAGCAAATAATGCTTATTTTGATGCTTTGCAAGCAGCAATGGAAAAAGAAGGCGAATATGGTCCTGCTGAAGAAGAATTTGAAACAGCAATGGCACAGCAGGTTCGTGATTATATGGGCAATAGAGCAGATGCAGGTATAGATATAGAAGCCGCTGAATATGTTTTAAATTTATTAGAAACTACTGAAGATGAAGGCGATTTTAAAAGAGCATTTTTTGGCACTCTACAAAGAGACCCTAATAGCAATTTATCAAGATTTTTAACTGCCAGATTTAATCAAGACAGATTTGATATGCAAGAAACTATTGAGCAAATTGTAGGAAAAGGTCTTACTGACATTTTAGGCGGAAATTTTGCTGCGTCTGAAAATGTAAACTTTATGTCAAGACAATTTAACCCTGCTGCAACAAATGCACAAAATGCAATGAGACTAAGAAGACTTATACAATCAATGCAAGCTCAATATGAAACTAACGAATCATTAATGAATCATTTTCTTGAGTTCAGGAATTTTAGAAATTGGCAAGGACCAACTTCACTAACAAGCAGTTTATCTAGTGAATTTAATGACATAGTTTTAACTCGACCACAAAACAGTAATGTTCCTAGTTTTTATCAAGGAAATTAAATGGCTGAAAATTTAGCAGAACAATGGTCTAATTTATCTTTAGATGAAAAAATAAATGTTTTTCAAGGCAGAAATATAAATGCTTTAAATGAAAATGATAGAAGAATTTATGAAAGTCTTTTATCTCAAAAACAGCAAGAACAACCAGCAGAATCTCAAAGATTAAGAACAACATTACAAGGTCTTACATTTGGATTTGCTGATGAAATAGAAGCTGCCATTAGAAGTCTTGGTGGTGGAGAAGGTCAAACCTATGAAGCCATAAGAGACGATATTAGAAATAGACTTCAAGCATATAAAGAACAAAATCCTACAGAAGCTATTACTTATGAAACAATGGGTGCTTTAGCTCCAACAGCAGTTGCATTATTGAGCGGTGTTGGAACTGGAGCAGGTGCAGCTAATGTGGCGAGACTTACGGGTCAAGCTGGTCGTTTGGCAAGAACAGGAACAGGCGTATTACCTCAAGCTGCTACGCTAGGCGGAAGATTGCCTAGATTGGCTCAAGGAGCTGCTACAGGTGCAGCTTATGGTGGATTATACGGTGTAGGAACAGGAGAAGGCACTTTAGGAGAAAGAGTATCTGAAGCTGGCGGTATGGCAGCAGCAGGCGCAGCTTTTGGTGCAGGTGGTCAAGCAGTTATTGGCGGTATCAGAGGAATAGGAACTCCTATTATCAATTTATTTAGAAATGCTAAAACAGAAGAAGCTGCAAATCAATTAAGGTTAGCTGTTAATAATGTTGGTTCAAAAGCATTTGATGATTTAGCAAAATCAACAGAAGCTATAGATGTTACAAGAGCAAATCAGATTTATAGCGAAGCTATAGATAACATTAAAGCAGAGGGTAGATTTTTTGAAGGATTAGAATCTCCTAGCAATGAATTGCAAAGATTGACTCAAAAATCACTTATAGATTTTAAAAATGTTATAGGTAATGTAGATACTATAGATTTAAGTCAATTTTCTCAAGCAGCACAAAATAGTATAAGAGAACAATTAAAGCAAGTTGCTCCAGTAAGAGAATTAACTTTAGGTCAATTATACAATTTAAGAAAACGATTAATGCGTAATGCTTCAGATTCTTACAGTCAAAATAGACCACAGCCAGCAATTAATGATTTAGTAAATGCAGTTGAAAGAATGATTGATGATGCAACTGTTAGTGGCACATCATCAGCTAGACAAATATGGAATGATGCTAAAAGTTTATGGAGAACACGTTCAACATTTAATGTAGTATCAGATGCTTTAGATAGAGCAAAAAGACAAACACAAGTTCGTGGCATGGGAACAGATAAGGTTGCTGTTTATAAATCTGTTTTTAATAGCATATTAAATAATAAATCAAATCAAAGATATTTTGATAATGCAGATTTAGAAGTAATGAGGATGTTAGTACAAGGCGATACAATTAATAATATTTTACAAGCTGCTGGAAGATATGCTCCTACTGCAAGCAATACTATGAGACTTATGACTTTAGGTGGTGCTTTGTATAGTGGCGGTGGAACATTGCCATTAACATTATTTGCTTCATGGGCAAGAAAATCATCCAGTAAAAATGTTAGAGATTCTGCACAAAATATTTTAAATGAAATTATCAATAATCCTAATTCTCCAATGGTAAGGGAATTAAGACAAGAGCTTGAAAATATACAAAGACAATCACAAATGTTAGCTTTTGACCCTGCTACAACAGCAGCAAGAAGACAAGGAATTGAACAAGGATTAGGCATTACGCAAACTGGCGGTATGCAATTACCTTCAGCAGCTACTATTTCTTCAAGAATTGGTATCCCTGCAATTTCGGAATAGATTATGAAACCAAAAAAGCTAAAAGAACAAGATATAGAAAACATTATCTCTAATGCAGTTGATGATGCTGTAGACTTTCACGAATCTGAAATTTCACCAGAGCGTGTCAAAGCACAAAGATACTTTGATGGTGAAGTAGATATTGGTTATGAGCAAGGTCGTTCTAAAGTTGTATCTACTAAAGTAAGAGATGTTATACGTTCTATTAAGCCTAGCTTAATGCGTATCTTTTTATCTAACGAAAGACCTGTAGAGTATGTACCAAAAGGTCCTGAAGATTTTGCCAATGCCGAGCAAGCTAATAGCTATATGCACTGGAAGTTTCAAGAAATAGGTGGTTATAAAATCATCAATGATGCTTTCCATGATGCTTTGCTCAAGAAGGCTGGTATTGTCAAAGTTTATTGGGAAAACTACCAAGAAGCTAAATCTTATACATTTGAAAACCTTAATGACGATGAGTTTGCTCTTATTGTTAATGAGGACAACATAGAAGTATTAGAGCATAGCGAGACTGTTGAAATAGAAATAGACGAAACAGGCGTAGAAGTAGAAAGAAAGAATCACGGTATTAAGATTCTTAAAACAGAAGACAAGGGCAAACTTTGCGTAGAGTCTGTACCACCAGAAGAATTCTTTGTAGACAGAAATGCTAGAAGCATAGATAACGCTTATGTAGTAGCACACAGAACAGAAATGCGTGTTGGTGATTTGGTTGAGATGGGATATGACTTTGATGAAGTTTATAACTTATCTGGAATTACTGAATCAGGAACAATGGTCGATGAAGAAGAATACGCAAGACGTGGTTACTTTAAAGACAGAACCGAAGAAAGCCATCAAGACCCATCAATGAAAATGGTGCTGGTTACTGAAGCCTACATGAAAATGGACATTGAAGGCAAAGGCATACCTATGATGTATAAGTTCATCTTGGGTGGCAGTGGTTACAAACTCTTAGACTACGAAGTATGTGATGGTATTCCATTTGCAGTATTTGAGTGCGACCCAGAGCCTCATACTTTTTATGGTCGTTCTATAGCTGATTTAATTATTAATGACCAAGATGCTACAACATCTATGCTTAGAGGTATTCTTGATAACGTAGCTCTATCTAATAACCCACAACTGGGTGTTATTGAAGATGTCGTAAACATGGATGACGTACTTAATAACGAAATAGGAGCTATTATCCGTATGCGTCAAGCAGGTGGTATAGAGCCTATCAGTGTACCTTTTATAGCAGGTGCAACACTTCCTGCATTGCAGTACATGGATGAAGTAGTAGAAACCAAAACAGGTGTATCCAAAGCATCATTAGGGTTAGACCCAGATGCACTTAAAAACACCACCGCTACTGCTGTAGCTACAACCGTATCAGCAGCCGCTGGTCAAGTAGAAGTTATCGCAAGAAACTTTGCAGAAGGCGGTATGAAACAACTGTTTAAATTAATGTTACATGAAATGATTAAAAATGCTGATGACTCAGTATTTATGCGTTTGAACGGTCAGTTTGTTCCTATAGACCCTAGAGTATGGAATACCAATATGGATATCTCTGTCAACGTAGGATTAGGCACAGGTAAAGAAGACGCTAAACTTGCATCACTGAATCAGGCTCTTGGTATGCAAATGCAGATATGGCAGAACTACGGACCTATGAACGGTCTGGTCAATATGACTCAAATTAGAAATACGTTAGCTGATATGTTAGCTATTTCTGGTGTAAGAAATGCTGACAGATACTTTATGCCAATGACACCTGAAGTCGAACAAATGCTTTTACAGCAACAACAACAAATACAGCAACAAATGGCATCACAGCAACAAGACCCGAATCAAGCTTACTTGCAAGCAGAGCAGATGAAGGCTCAAACTAAGATGCAGACAGACATGATGAGAGCTCAGTTAGATGCACAGAAAGCTGTTGCAGCTGATGACTTGGCACGAGATAAGATGGACCAAGACTTGATTATCAAAGCAGCTGAGATTGTTGGAAGGTACGACACAGAACTAGATAAAGCTGAAGTACAAAGATTACAAGCAAGAGAACGACAGTTCGGGCAATAGATGGATATAAAACAAAGAGCAGCAAATGCACGGTCATTGCTTGCAAACGAAAGTTTTAAGCAAGTATTAGAAGAAATAAAGAATGACCAAATAAAAGTATTCTTAAATATTGGTAGTACAAATGCCGATATTGAAGAAGCGCACTCCGTTGTGAGTGCAATACAAAAAATCGAACATCATCTCCAATCATCTATAAATGACGAGAAGATATTTGATAAGAAAAACAACTAATAAAGGAGTCAGCACCGATGGATATATCGACTGAAAAACCAGAAGAAATAGTAATGGATGGGTCAATAGACTCAATAGCTAATAGTTTATTAGCTAGTTCTAATTCTGCGCCTAAGGAAGCACAACTTGACGAAGATGCAACCGAAGACAACGAGATAGAGCAACCAGAGGAAGAAGAAGTAGAAGAAGTAGAATCTGATGAAGACGTAACTGACGATGATACGGATGATGCTGATGATGAATCTGGCGAGGATGAAGCGGATACTGAAGATGCCAATTATCAGGAACTTATCTCCGTCAAAGTAGACGGACAAGAAATGAAAGTAACCCTTGATGATTTAAAGCGGTCTTATAGTGGGCAAGCTTATATCCAAAAAGGAATGCAAGATGCAGCAAATCAGAAAAAAGAAGCTGAACAGGTGTATCAAGCATTACTTAACGATAGACAACAACTAAGCGAACTTTTACAGCAAATGCA